CGGACACGAACAGCGAAGATACAGAAGAAAGTAACTCTGATGCCGAAAGCGAAATTGTCAAAAATAATAATCTAGATCAAATATCAATGAAACAACATAATCTGATTAAAAAACTTACCAATTACGATGTTCAAACATATACAGATTTAGACTTTATGAATACAAATATTAAAAAGAGAATAATGCACTATTTTTCGATTCATGAATTCAAGACGATAAAAGAAGCCATTCATAAGTTGAATACGTCGTATTACTCGTTGAATCAGCTGTTCAATATGTTACAAATAACATGGGATCGAGATAATAACAAGATTGTTTGCAAAAAATACAGATAAATCGATTCATGTAGCGCATCAACTCATTACGTTCTTTTTCAAAAGCTCCAATTCTAATTTGTGCTTTTCTTTCATTTGATGAATAATTGTATCGTGAGCTTCTTGAAGTGTATCGATTTCGATATGCAAACTATCTATCTGGTTCTTCATAAGTTGTTTTGTTTCTTCCAATAACTTGTTATTTTCTTCATACATAGATCCTATATCTGTCATTGTTGTCTTGATTGATTTCATCATTTCTTCTGGGATCACTACTAATTCGTTGTATGTTTCATGTTTAATCAACATATTGGACGCAATAAACACATGCTTCAATCGCGCCTCCGCGTCGTATAACTTTGTTGGGGGTATCAAAGTGAATAGCGTGAGTGACAAGGGCGACAGTGACCATTTGCCATAACTGCGTTGATGTTCCGAGAGCCTGCGTTTGATATTATCGGAAAGACCGAACTTGAAAACATAGTCCTTGTCTTCGAAATTTTTTAAATTTTCAGAATGTTGAATGTAGGATTTGCAATGTTTGACGGTGTCAATTTTGATTAAATAAATGCACGACAGTTGCGAAGTGCATGCGTGCATGTCAATCGTCGTATTTGTTTTGATTCGTGTTGTATTGTTTTTAAGAATACTAGTCGATTTCGATTTATATTTTTCAGAAACATTCAAGTTGGCTATACGTCGGGACCGTCTTACCTTCGATACATAATCGTACATTTTTCGAAAAGAATTCATATTTCGAATACATTAATCAAGTAATGAAAACTTAAATTAGATTTCGTTCTAAAAAAGATGTTTCAACTCCTTAATATTGTGTAGGAAGTGACGAGAATTGATGAATGTGATATAATTTTGCAGCGTTTTTTGTTCGTCGTACACATGATATTCGTCATCAAACAAAAAAAAATAGTCTTTCATGTGAATGTCTTTACTATTATTTTCCAAGACGGGAATACACATGCACATGATGGCTTCGAAGAAGCGATATGACCAATTGCAAACGCCGGTTGGCGTCAATGCAAACCTCGATTTGCACATGGTTTCGTAATAGATACGATCAACATTATATTTTGTGGTATTATTTCTACCGTAATTGGAGTCGCGAATAATTGAATTGCTTGTTTTATATTTTTGAATCCAATCTCTATTTTTTGAAATTGTTCCTATGAACACATAATCGACATGTTTGATGGTATTCATAGTCTGAATAAAATTTTTCAAATATATTGGAAATGTGATTGGAATTTTTAAATTGTTAACGTAATTATGTCCGTTCAAATGATCGATTCTGAGTTTGCTATCGAGTTGTTTGTGTGTCAATTCAGAAATTGCTTGTTTCAGATAAAAAAGCTGGTAAACCATGAATTTATATTAATTAATATATTTCATGTCTGATCACAAACGATTGTGTATACTAATCATTTCGTGTGAATTTTACAATAAGGAGTTTCATTTACCGGATAATGTGAACAAGCCATGTATAAACAGAGAGAGATGGTTATATGAGAAACAATGTTGGAAAAAATACATGCATCTTAATGAGAATATAGACGTTTATTTTTTGGAGTACGGAGAAGAGTCCCGAATAGAAGAGGACACTATATTTGTTCCGTATGACGGATTTGGACGTGGAATATACAAAAAGACGATATACGGTTTGAAATTATTAAACAAATCTTATGATTTTTATTTTCGGACTAATTTGAATACGTTTGTAATATTTGACAAAATATTGGATAAACTGAACAATATAGAAAAGGACTACAACATGAACTATCCCTTTTACGGAGGTCATGTATATCCTGCAAAATATTTGAAGTGCAAAGAGTTCGTATCGGGAACGGGAATACTTATGAACTTGGCAGCAAAAGATGAATTGTTAAATCACGGGTTTAACGAAGAGTACACGACATCAAAATATTCAGACGACAATATCATACGAATGGTATTCTACGATTTGAATATATTACCGATTAAATGTCATTTCTTATTGAAATGCAATAAAAAAACAGATATCAATTTAAAATTGTTTAAAAATAATAACTATTGTTACGTTCGAACAAATAGGGATTCCTCCAAAAACTCTAACATAAACGAGCATTTGTTACAGAAATTTTATAACATTGAATTTTAGATGGTTGAATATCCGAACAATTCGAAATCTTTCTTGTAATGTTCATTGATCAATTTTATACTATCAGCATTCAGATAATCCATATATTTTGATTTGCATTCTTTTCCAACCTGAAACATTATGTTCAAATCGGTTATGCCATAGGCTATTAAGTCATTGTCCAATGTTTCTGTTCTCATGATATGAATATTACTTACAAGATTACCATCGTTATCTGTAACAAACTTATATTGAGGTAAGTTATGATTATCGTAATTATTCGAATTTATATATATTTTAATGACATCAAAGACCATTTCTGGAGTAGATTGCTTGTTAATTTTGTTCCACCAAAATAAATCACTAACGATTCTGTGATAAGGATTTCGAACAACAGTAAATATTCGTAACTTTGGATCATCAAACGGAATTGACAATAATGTAGCGTATTTTTTAAGCGTAAGATATGGTTGATGTTGCAATGACGCCAATCTATCGGCAGGATCTGTAAGCACATCATTTCCTTTTGCTTTTCGATACAATTCCATCCTTGTTCGCACTCTAAAATATTGTTCAATGCTGGTTCCTCCCGTCTTCGGAATGTGTATAAAAAGCAGAGTTAAGTCTGGAAAATATGGCATTACTATTACATTAGTATCTCATTATACGACATAGCGCAATATTTAATTTAATCGGTAATTTCGAGACGGCAACTGATATTTAAAAAATTAAAAAAAAATCTATATATCTGTGTTAAAAATGTTTTACTTTGAATAAAAAATATTAACATTTAAAATATGAAGAAATTAATATTTTGTACATTCGGAGTTCATGTTCGATCACAATATTACACGTTTCCGAACATTCAAAAAAATATAATTGATGTACTAAGCAAAAAATACGAAGTTACTAAGGTGGCGTTTGATATTATGGTTGATAACGATAAAATCGACGGTAATACGCCACAACATGATCCTTCGAAATATATTATAAAATATGATTACTACAATGAGTTTCCGCAATCAAGTATCGATAACGAACTAAAGAAAATACAATCTGAAGTCGAATGTAAAATATGGAAAATCGAAAAATATAACAAATCAAAAATTCAAAATGCGTTGAGACAGATGTACATCGAATATGAATGTGGAAAATATATCGAAACTGTAGCGAATGACTATGATAAAGTTATCGTATGTAGTTCGGATTACTACATCCCTTTTGAAATCAACATGGTGGATGTCGATAAAATTCAGAAAAAGAGCAATATCATATATTTTTCACGAAACAATAATTGCAGTGGATATACAAATGGATTTTATATATCGACTCCCGCGCCTATCTCGAAACTATTGAAGCGATACGAGCACTTGGACAAAATATTACCGATTCAAAAGGATTACGAATATATTTTGAAAGTAATTGTTGATAAGGAGGAAATACGGGCAGAGTTTACCGATATGATTTTTTTCAAAATACGAAACAACAACACGATCTATTGGCCCGGAAGTGCAGAACTAAGATTGAACAATATAAAATCAAGCAATCATGAAAAGGAAATTATTTCTGAATACAACAAACTGACAGGGAATCAGTATGACAAAATTAAAAATGTGTTCAGTCCGTGTGTCGATATACAATTGTACAAATATGCATTATATACAATCATCACGGGAGATTACGAATCATGCATCAAATTTACAGAGCCTTTGAAAAAAATCTCCATTTTATCGGCAGCCTATCTCGTAACGGATAGTAAAAAAATAAAATTAGAGGCGGAATCTAAAGGATGGGAAGTGATCTTTCTAGAAAAAGAGGAAAATTCCAAAAAACAACAACGAAAATTGAAAGTGTTACAAAACTTCCATCCTGATTTAAAAATACTAAACGACTACGACATTTTAATATATTGTGATGGTAGTCAAATATTACACAATATCACCTACTTGAATACGGCATTACAATATATTCATAACTATGATGTGGTTTGTTTTGATCATCCTCATCGAACAAAAAGTATAGATGAAGCAAACGCGGTTCTGAACTTAAATTTGGTTTCACAAACTGCGTACACGAATATACTAAAAATCTACGAAGAGAACAAATATCCGGACAATATAGGTCTTTCTGAGACGCGAGTGTTGATTCGAAAAACAAATGAAAGGATGCGACCATTTTGTGAAGAATGGTTTACTAACATGTATAATTCGAACTCTTTTAGAGATCAAACATTTTTCGAATTCTCCATGTGGAAACACAAGGTTAATTTTTTCAGAATGAAATATTCAGAGTTTCCATTTAAAAAGGGAATAAATCATGCGGACCCGCATAATATGAGACACAACGTTAGTTAAAATATCATATCAATTATATATGCATCATATTAGTAAAATACATCTCAAATATACTCACAACACGTTATTTTACTTATGTTACACTATCACGAAGGATTGATCTAACTGTGATATAAGATTTGTAAAAATTGGATAAGAAAATAATCCTGAGTATTCATCTTTAATTTTCATAAATCTATCATAATAACGTTTACTTGTTTTTAATTTCACTTTTTGTGTTGGTCCTCTGTTTGGTGAAAAATGGATGCCAAAAATTGGGCGCCATTTAAAATCGGATGGTGGTAACCCATGAATTTCTTTACACATATTATAAAGAATTACTTCATCATTATTCGCAGTATTTTGTAGATGATATTTTTTTTGACATTGAATAAAATTTTCAGTATAATATTCATCTGTTTTTACGAGCATTACACCTGTAAGCCTATCCACAGATGGTCTAACAAGGTTACAGTAACATAATTGTGAATGATCCCATCTCAGCAAATAAGCATCCAACACGTTTTCTAATAACAT